GGGCATCTGCGTAAATGTAGGAGATGGAATCGCAATCGTGGAATTGTCTTTGGGCCATTTTGTACAAGTCGGGGACCATGACTATGTTCGAACAGCCGGGGGGAATCATATATCGGATGGCTCCAGCATTACTAGTTCTAGTAATGACTATTTGAAAAAGTGGTCCCCAATGCTTTCGCTTCTCGATTAGGATGTTGAATCCATAAGGGGTCTCAAATCCACCAACAGTAAGGTAACTCATGACTGTTTGGTAATCATGGTCATACTGAAAGGAGAGATCACCTTCTTCACCGACGAAGCCAACGGTGATTCTCTTACGATAGGTACCGTTGCTGTCCGAGAAAGCATATTGGTTGTTCTTCCACAAGCTATCTGTTATAGCATCTGGTTTGGAGCCGGAATATTTCTGTTTCTTTGCTAGCAGTTGTTCTGCTGTGAGTTTGGCGTTGTTATTGAAAGGAAACAACGCTTTCATATTTCGTTTCGTCTTATGATCGTCGTTTGTCCTTTCCCAACGAGTTTCATAAAAGTATCTGTGTTCAGTGTTTGTCCATTTTGGAACGGACAAAGCCTCAGGTGGCAAAATCATGAACATCTGTACTGTGTGAGTCCTATGGTTGTTCATGCCTTTTGCTAGGTCAGCAAGTGAAAGGTCATGCACCATATTTGCTACTGCGAAAGGAGCGTAAACTCCGCAGTTTTCGAAGCCGTCTGGGCAGCAATAGTCGGATCTCATTCCGTGCGCCAATCTATTTGCAGCAGTGATGAATTCACGGTTGTGGTAACTGCGCATTTTGACGCTTGCAGCCGCGGCTGTAAGTCTCGCACTATCTCTAGCATCAGGTAGACTACATAAATGGTAGTTTCGGTCTATCACGGAGACCACGGGGAGAGCATGCAATGGATTGCCGCCAATATCTATGACGGGATGATGATTTTTCATAAATCCATGATTAGCTCGTTGCGCCCATCTCTGATATACTGCTTGGATAGGATGATCAGTGCCGACACCTTGACCCGATAACACACGATGAGGAGCAAAGAGGTTATTACAATAATCTCTGTCACTTGCCCGGAGTGCAAAATCAAGACGTAAGGCTGATCGCATATGCTGTTGCAAAGTATTGGTCTCCTCGGTTTCGAGAAGATCAATGGAGTTTTTGTTATGAGACTGCATGTCGAGGAGATAAGCCGTAACTTAGCTCAGTCT